TAATAACAATCTATTAATAAATGAATTCTGAAAGCATATTTAGTTATTTACCTGATGAAATGCATAATATTCATTATAATATTCATAATAATAATATAAAATCACTACTTAATGAATTATTATTAAATTTTACTTGTAAAAATTGTGACTGTATTAAAAATACTTATTTATATAAGGATGAATTTTGTTCTATTGTATGTATGCAAGCAAGTAATGATTATTATGAAGATTATTATGAAGATTATTATGAAGATTACAGAGAAATACAAACTGATTATGAGGAAAAAATGTATTATAAACAAGAATACAAGGATTATATAAAATACAAAAAAAAATTAATAAAATGTTAATGTTCTTGCGCTAGGGTCACTCGCATTAGTATACTTTGGCATCCAAAAATATGGTAAGATATGAGAACAATTTTCATAAAAAACATCAAATATTTTTTTATAGTATAATTTTTCAGTTTCAATACATGGTTTATATTTATCTGTTTTGTCATCTATATTTAAGTCATTAGCTATAAATTCTTGAAGTATATTATAGAGCGACCTTCCTTGACTGCTAACTCCATCACTAAACGCTTCTTTTTTTCGCCATAAGATTTCACTAGGTAACAAAGATCGTCCGTTATAATCTTGAAAATGATTAAGTGTAAAACTATTACGTAGTAAAAATTTCTCACATTTATTTACATTTGTATGATTTCTAAAATAAGGTGGTATAGATAAAACAAAGTTGACAAGACTTCTATCTAAAAAAGGAGTACGTGGTTCCAATCCGTGAGATGAAATGGATTTATCAGAACGTAAAACATCAAATAAGTGAATATCTTTTAACAATCTTCTTGTTTCCTTATCAAACTCAATATCATCTGGACATTTATTCATATATAAATACCCACCGAATAATTCATCAGAACCGTCACCATTTAGAATAACTTTTGCTTCACTATGACTGGCTATATATTTACCTAAAAGATAATTACCAATACTAGCTCTTACGGTTGTAGTATCATAACTTTCAATTGCCATAATAACTTCTGGTATAGCATCAAACATTTCTTTTTCGGTTACAATAATTTCAGTATGATTAGTACCCAGATAATCAGCGACAATTTTAGCATATTTTAAATCTTCCGAACCAAGCAATCCAATACTATATGTTTCTAGTTTTTTAGGTAGATTGTGAGTTTCATAAAAATAATTAACCAAAGCTGTTACAAGACTACTATCCAATCCGCCTGACAGTAAGCAGGCGATAGGTCTCTCTGTTGCAAGACATCTTTTATTTACTGCAGCATTTAAATAATTAGCAATTTTAGGAAACATATCTTCAATAAAAACAGGCGAGGTAGTGTCATTAATCATCCAACTGTGTGAAAAACTCGGCAAAAAATATGGAATGTTTTCACGTTCTGGTAACCAAATTGCATTTGACTTATTAGTCAAATTAAATACCGAATAAGTACCAGGAGTGAATTGGCCTATTGTTAGTTGTTCACTATTAAAATTATATATATCCGTTAAACATTTTAATTCAGATGCGAAACCATATAAAGTGCTGGAATGATAAATATTATTTTTAAAATAATATAATGGTCTAACTCCTAATGGGTCGCGCACTATGTAAACTTGATTATTAAGATTATGTGAAATTCTATTATCATATAATAGAAAAGAAAATTCACCATCTAACATACTGACAGTTTGTTCAATGCCGTATTTGATAAATAGATGAATAATAACTTCACAATCAGAACCAGTAGTAGGAGTTACACCAATATAATTATATAATTGTTTATAATTATAAATTTCTCCATTACACAATAACACAACATCATTAATAATTAATGGTTGATTAGATTCAGTATTTAATCCATTAATAGCTAACCGATGAAAACCTAAAGCTAATTTCATAAAAAAATCTAATTTAGAAAATTCAGGTCCACGTTTTTTACCTTTTTCAAATTCATTCATTATGGTTTTTTTTGATAGATGTTCATAGTTTAGTAATGCAAAAATTCCACACATTATTATATTATCGTTACAAACCTTTATATATTTTAAATAATTATTTTAAAAATATAAAATATAATATATAAATATATTAATGAATAATCCACATAGTAAAAATAGAGAAAGTTGTTCACAAATACAAGCAGAAACAAATAAAAGAATTTGGGATAGAAATATTCCATCGCAGCCATTACAGCCATATTTAGATGTTCGTCCTGTCTTAACAAAATATTCCTATTTCCCCATAGTAGATCCTAGAAAAGAAACTAAGATTCCATTAGTCCAAATGCCAACATTTAATGTACATAAAACATTTAACCCAGGTAATACACAATCACCGTGGTCAGGTTTTGCATCAAATATAAATAAAGAATCTGAATTAAGAAACCAAATTTATGCATTACAAAAATATAGTCAATCTATTTATGTTCCTAATAGTTATAGTGACTTATACAATTATAATTTTAAAACAAAAACTGTTAGCCAACCACATAATTTATTATTTGAAAATGGTAGTTTTGCTGAATTTAATCCCAATCCTAACCCAGAAATTTTAGGTTCAAGTATATTTTTTAACTCCACTAGAAGTCAAGTAAAAGATTTGACAAAACAAAACGATTAAAATATAAATGTAGGAAAAAAGAAAAATATCGCTAATTTATATGAAGATAATAACTCAGAAAAAAGGTTTAAAGAATTATAAAAAAAAAACAATTAAAAAACGAAAAACAAACAAAAAAATAATAAACCAATATGGATCAGCTGCACCAAAGTTTAAAAAAATCAATAATTTGAAAAAATTAAATTGTAGTCCTAAACCAAAAAACGAATTAAATAATTTTACTTGTTACACCAATAAAAATTTATATAAATTACGAGATTTGTGGAATGCTAGACATCCAGATGTTAAAATAGAAACTAATTCACCAAAAGAAATTCATCGTTTGTTAAGTGAATATTTTAGTAATGTTTGTAATAAAGAGTCGTGTTGGTTAAAACAAAAATCTGAATTAGGTCCAGTTGGTATTGAGTTGAGTGATTCATTTGCACCAGAATCACCAAGAGAATGGAAGGATAATCCAAATGAATGGTTATCAAGTGTAGATATAATGAATGTTATGAAACAATATGAAAAAGCATATAAGTGTTTTGAATTTATAGGACCATCACCAATTGATTTTGACACAAGAAAGCTATATGGTGAATGTGTATGGGATGAATTATGTAATTTTAGTTTAAAAGAGCAAATTAAAAACAAAAAAACAAAAATTGGCATTATATTTAACACAGATCCTCATAACAAACCTGGTCAACACTGGATTTCAATGTTTATAAACATTAAAACAAAGCAAATTTTTTTCTTTGATAGTACAGGTGACCCGCCTGGTGCGCAAATAAAAGATCTCATAAATAGAATTATAGAGCAAGGTTTATCATTAAACCCTAAGATTGTTTTTTCAGTGGACAGTAATGAAGGTATAGAACACCAGTATGGTACTACAGAGTGTGGTATTTATTGTTTATATTTTATCGTACATATGTTAGAAGATAAGACAACAGATTATTATTTAAAAACACATATATTAAAAGATGAATATATGCAAAATTTTAGAAAGATATATTTTAATGATGCGCTATAAATATATAAATATAAATGATAATTATTTATATATTTAAATGTCAGTAAATAGTTTTTTGAGTAAAGAAAATATTTCTACTTTATGGGATGTAATTACAGATGAAGATATTTTTAAATTTTTATCAAAAGATATTCAAAATAAAGTATTACAAGTATTTACACAAAATTTAAAGGGTTTTTTCGATAGTGAAAAAATAAAAACGAATGTATTAATGGATATGAATAAAAAATATATCATATTATTATTAGAACACATTAAACAAATATATCCAAGTAAACAGCCAAATAAAATTAAAATACACAATGATATTCCGAAAGGTCCAAAAGAAGCGATAACATATGAAGAAATATATAATGATAGAAAAAGTCAATTTGAAAAAGATTTAAATAATCGACAAGAAGAGTTTAATAATGCAATGACTATTAAAGTGCCTATAGTTCCTGACTTTACTGATAAATTGGTAGAAGAACCTATTATGGAAATGGATAAAATAATAAAAAATATGATGATGCAAAGAAATTATGAAATCGAAGTTATAAATAAAAATATATCTAGTAAAAATAATGATGGTTGGTTACAATCTCAAGAAACATCGATTAAAAATGAAAAAAATACAGTTACAACAAATGTAGATACAGACACTGATATAAATGAGGATGTTTCAATTAATAAAAAAAATGTATCATGGGGTTTTAATGAAACGAGAGAATATCAAGAAAACGATAAAATAATGGAGGATACTATTTTTAAAAAATTAAAAAAAATAAGTAA